GGATAAAGGCGAAAAAATTCTTCTAGTTGTTCCGACGACATCTCTTGTAGAGCAGATGTACAAGGACTTTTTGGATTATGGTTGGGATGCTGACTCATATTGCCACCGTATCTATTCTGGTAGGGAGAAGAGTAATGATGCTCCAGTGACAATTACCACATGGCAGTCTGTATATAAACTAGAACGATCTTTCTTTGAAGACTATGGTTGTATTATAGGTGATGAAGCACATTTATTCAAGTCTAAATCTTTGATTCAGATCATGACTAAACTTCATCATGCAAAGTATCGTTTTGGATTCACTGGAACATTGGATGGAACACAAACACACAAGTGGGTTCTTGAAGGATTATTTGGGCCATCTTATAAGGTAACAAGAACTGAAGAGTTGATGAGACAGGGACATCTTTCTCAACTTGATATTCAGTGTCTTATTCTCAAACATTCACCTCAAAAGTTTGAAACTTATGAAGATGAGATACAATATTTAATCAGTCACGAACAGAGAAATAAGTTCATTCGTAACCTTACTTTAGATTTAAAAGGCAATACTCTTGTTCTGTTTGCAAGAGTAGAAGCTCATGGTGCAGTGCTTTACGAACAAATAAATACTAACAAGAGTGAAGATCGTAAAGTATTTTTCGTTCATGGTGGTGTGGATGCTGAAGAAAGAGAACTTGTAAGAGAAATCACTGAAAGAGAAAACAACGCAATTATCGTTGCTTCTTATGGAACTTTTTCTACAGGTATTAATATCAAGAACCTTCACAACGTAATATTTGCCTCTCCATCCAAATCTCGTATTAGAAATTTACAGAGTATTGGTAGAGTCCTACGTAAAGGCAAAAATAAAACAAAAGCAACTCTTTATGATATTGCTGATGACTGTACTTATAACTCTAAAAAAAATTATACTCTAAATCATTTTATAGAAAGAATTAAAGTTTATAATGAAGAGAGTTTTAATTATGAAATAATCACTATAAAACTAAAGAAAAATGATGGAAGATGATTTTTATGCAACAATAAAATTTAAAAATGGAGAAGAAATATTTTGTAAAGTTTCTGCATGTGAAGAAGAAGAGAAAACAATTCTTCTTGTATCAAATCCAATTATAATTGAAGAAATTAAAGGAAGATCAGGTGTTTTAGGATACAAACTAGAACCCTGGCTTAAAACAACTACCGAAGATATGTTTGTTGTTAACTTTAGTGATGTTCTTACAATGTCTGAATCTTCAGATATAGAAATGATTATGCTATATCAAAACTATGTAAGAAACTTAAATCACAATAATGGTGGAAGTACTAAGAACCATAAGATATCAAAAGAGATGGGATACATCTCTTCAGTTAATGATGCAAAGGATATTCTAGAGAAGCTCTATAAATCTAAGTAAAGCCTATAGCTTCTCTTCAACCCTAACAAAGGTATTCTACTTGTCATTCTGATTCTTGTCAACTATTTGTAGAACTGTTATAATATCTACATACTAAAGAAGATAAACTTATGATTGTTGCAAATACTATGGCAAAGAGGAAAAGATCTGAACATTATGTGAATAATAAAGAATTTCTTGCAGCACTGATTAATTATAGAGATGATGTTGAGAGAACGTTCATCAAAAAGTATGGTAGAGAACCAACCAAAGAAGACAGAGGAAAGAGATGGGATACAAAACCTCCTATCCCACGTTACATTGGTGAGTGTTTCTTGAAGATTGCAAATCATTTATCTTACAAGCCAAATTTTGTCAACTATATGTTTAAGGATGACATGATTTGTGATGGCATTGAGAATTGTGTTCGCTACATTCACAATTTCAATCCAGAGAAGTCACAAAATCCTTTTGCGTATTTTACTCAAATTATTCACTATGCATTCTTGCGTAGGATTTCTCAAGAGAAAAAGCAACTAGAAATCAAAAACAAAATTCTTGAAAAGTCTGGATTTGATGAAGTTTTCGAAGGTAGTGAACTTGACGGATCTAGTTACAGCGACTATAATAGCATTAAGGACGCTGTGCATTCTAAACTTCGTTATTGATGAAAGTAGCAATCATCACCGATCAACACTTCGGTGCGCGTAAAAACTCTAAACTTTTCCACGATTATTTTCTAAAATTCTACAACGATGTATTCTTTCCAACGTTGGAGAAAGAAGGTATTTCGACGGTGATTGATATGGGTGATACCTTTGATAGTCGCAAAGGTATTGATTTTTCTGCTCTATCATGGGCTAAAAATCATTACTATGACAGACTTCAAGAAATGGGAGTAACTGTCCATACTGTAGTCGGTAATCACACAGCGTACTACAAAAACACTAATGAAGTTAACGCAGTAGATTTACTACTCCGTGAATATAAAAATGTAACAGTATACTCAGAAGCAACTGAAGTAAAACTTGATAAATTAAACGTAATTTTTATACCTTGGATTAATGCAGAGAACGAAGAGAGTACTTTTAAACTTATTAAAGCTACATCTAGCATTTGTGCGATGGGGCACCTTGAACTCCAAGGATTTAGAGCTCATCGTGGAGTCGTCATGGAGCACGGTCTTCAGAGCGAATTATTTGAGAAGTTCGAACGTGTCTACTCGGGACACTATCACACTAGATCGGATAACGGCAAAATCTTCTATCTAGGTAATCCCTATGAGATGTTCTGGAATGATTTGAATGATACTAGAGGATTTCATATTTTTGATACTAAAACTCTAGAGCATACTCCAGTCAATAATCCTTATAGAATGTTCTACAGCATTTATTATGAGGATACAAATTATCAAACCTTTGATACCAGAGAATACGAAAACAAAATTGTAAAAGTTATTGTTCGCAAAAAATCAGACGCAAAGAAATTTGAAAAGTTTATTGATAAACTTTATGCATCAAATGTATTTGATTTGAAAATTGTAGAAAACTTTCAAATTATTGATCCAGAAAATTTTGAAATCACCGACTCAGAAGATACTCTTTCTATTTTAAATAGATACATTGAAGAAGCTGAGATTGATCTAGATAAATCAACCATTCAGAATCTTATTCAAGAAGTATATAAAGAAGCTTGCGAGTTGGTTTGAATGTTTATCATTACGATAGAGGGAAAGGAAAAAGAGGGAGCATATAGCGCAACTAACGAAGATGGAGAAAAAATTCTTTATCTCTTCGAGGATGAAGATGATGCCATGAGATTTGCTATGATGCTTGAAGAAGATGGATATCCTGAAATGCATGTGATAGAAGTCGAAGATGAAATGATGATAAAAATATGTGAATTGCATGATTACAGTTATGCAGTCATTACTTCAAATGATATTGTAGTTCCTCCAAAATATAATGATTTTATTTAAAAAAATTTCTTGGAAAAATTTTCTCAGCACGGGTAATCAAGAAACTGAATTTTCTTTAACCGAATACTCCAGTAATCTGATCATTGGAACCAATGGTGCAGGTAAGAGCACTATTTTGGATGCACTAACATTTTCCTTATTTGGTAAACCATTTCGTAAGATTAACAAACCACAACTTGTCAATTCTGTAAATGAAAAAGATTGTGTAACTACTATCGAATTTTCTGTCAACTCTGTAAATTGGAAAGTAGTTCGTGGCATCAAACCAAATATATTTGAAATATATCGTGATGGAAATCTTTTAGATCAATCGGCTTCTGCCATTGATCAGCAAAAATGGTTTGAACAAAATGTTCTTAAGATGAACTATAAATCTTTTACTCAAATTGTAATTTTGGGTAGTAGCACATTTGTTCCTTTTATGCAACTCTCCGCACAGAATCGCAGAGAGGTTATTGAAGATCTTCTTGATATTCGTATTTTCTCATCTATGAATACGATTATTAAAGAAAAAATTAGAGCAGCAAAGGAAGACATTAAAGTTTTAGAACTCAAAAAAGAATCCCTTCTGGATAAAGTTCAAATGCAGAAGAACTTTATTGAAGAATTGGAGAATCGTGGAAAAGAAAATATTAAACTAAAGGAAAATAGTATCAAGGAACTTCTGATTGAAGAAAAAGATACTATGGATGAAAATATTGAGATTTCTAATAAAGTTAATTTATTAGAAAAACAACTAGAAGAACATATTGGAGCTACAGAAAAACTTCGTAAGTTAGGAAATCTTAAAGGAAAAATCTCACAGAAAGTATCTACTATTACCAAGGAGCATAAGTTCTTTACTGAGAATACGGTATGCCCTACTTGCACTCAGTCTATTGAGGAGACTTTTAGAATAAATAGAATTAACGACGCTCAAAATAAAGCAAAAGAGTTGCAATCTGGTTATAAAGAACTGGAGGAGGCAATTAAAGAGGAGGAAGAGCGAGAGCGTCATTTCATCACACTATCAAAGGAGATTACTTCCTTAACGCATGGCATTTCTCAAAACAATACTAGAATTTCTGGATGTCAACGACAAATCAGAGATTTGGAATCGGAAATTCAAAGAATTACCGATCAACTTGCAAACAGAAATACTGAACATGAGAAGTTAGAATCCTTCAATAAAAACTTAAAAACAACATACGACGAGCTCGTTTCTAGAAAGGACACAATCAACTACTACGATTTTTCGTATAGTTTGCTTAAAGACGGTGGAGTTAAAACTAAAATCATCAAGCAGTACTTGCCACTTATAAATCAGCAAGTCAATCGTTATCTTCAGATGATGGATTTCTACATCAACTTTACACTTGATGAGGAATTTAACGAAACCGTTCAGTCCCCTATTCACGAAGACTTTTCTTATGCTTCTTTCAGTGAAGGAGAGAAGATGAGAATCGATCTGGCACTACTCTTCACTTGGCGTGAGGTTGCCAGAATGAAGAACTCAGTCAATACAAATCTTTTAATCATGGATGAGGTATTTGATTCATCACTTGATGGCTTTGGGACAGAAGAGTTTCTCAAAATCATCCGCTTCGTTATCAAAGATGCAAATGTATTTGTCATCTCTCACAAGCAAGGGATGGAAGACAGATTCGAACAGTGTATTAGATTCGAAAAGATAAAGAATTTCAGTAGAATGGCGGTTTGATGGCAACTTATAGACATTTAGAAACTGGGAAAAAGTTTTTATTCATTCATATTCCCAGAACTGGTGGTAGATTTGTTGAAGCAAATTTAGATGCACAAGGTTGGGTATGGGATGATAATGTTGATGTTGATAAACTGAGATACTATTGGAGTGATGAAACTCCTTAATTGTAAAAATGATTTTCTTACACAAATTTATACTAACCAATAAGTTCATTAAACATACTCCATTCTGGTGGTGGTGGAGGTTGATTAGTCATCAAGGATTTAGATTTGATGATTATCATGTATGGGCAGAGTTTTGGCACTCTCTTAATGATGAGTGGGAACATATGGAATATGTCAATAAGTTTGAAGAGTTCTGGGGAAAGGGATCTTATCCACCAGAACGTATTGTTATACCAAAAGAAAACTTTGATGCCCTTGTTGAACGTTTGAACCAACCATCAGATCCTAAAGTAATTGAAAGACTAAAAGAGATTATGTCTAAAAAAGCACCTTGGGACAGTTGAGCAAGTGCACACTAAATCCCCCACTGTGGGCATGGGTGTGCTATGATTACTCTGTAATCAATAAAACACATGGGAACTCGTAGTTTCATCACAATCAAGCACAAAGATAATACTTATTCTGGTGTGTATTGCCACTGGGATGGTTATCCTGAGTGGAATGGTGAGATCCTGAAGAAAGATTATTAGGCACGTAGTAAGGTAGTTGATCTTATTGATGGTGGTGATATGTCTGCACTCAAGACTAAAAATACCTGGGAATCTACATTCAAGGTTGATGAGTA